TCCGATCCATGTCAAAGGTGCCATTCTATATAATGATATGCTCAAGAAACTTAATCTGACCAAGAAGTATGAGATAATTAAAGATGGTGAGAAGCTAAAGTTTACCTATCTCAAGCAACCAAATCCGATGAAAGATAGTGTCATATCTTTTCCTGTTAGGTTGCCAAAAGAATTTGGTATGGAGAAGTATATTGATTATGATATGCAGTTTGAGAAGTGTTTTATGGAACCGATGAAGATCATTTTAGATTGCATCGGTTGGCAGACAGAGAAACGAAATTCGTTGGATGATTTCTTTGGATAATATAAAGATAATTCGGACAGGTATCAATGTCTCTAAGATTGTGAGACAGCTAGAACAATACCCCGAAGATTGGGGTATTCAGAAGACAATGGAAAATACCGATCAAGTTGGTGGTGATACGATTGTCCGTGCTGGCGTCTTACAGTTGGTCATGGGTGGCATCACAAGACCAGATGAGTATGTTGGTGATACGGAAATTTGTGTGCCGACACCAGCATACTATAGACACACCGAGATTATTGGCTTTATGAAACGACACTTCAAAGATTTTAAACGATGCGGTTTTCTTTCTCTGCCTGTGGGTGATATAGTTGGTACGCATATAGATATTGGTACCTATTATCAAACAAAAGATAGATACCATTTATCAATACAAGGTACATACAAATATACCGTGGGTGATGAATCAGTCATTGTTGAACCAGGTACTCTGTTGTGGTTCAACAATAAGTTACCTCATGGCACCGTTAATATTGGTGAAGTAACTAGAATTACATTCGTATTTGATGTACCGCATGGAAAATATAAACATTAGGAGATTATTATGAGTTTATTGGACAAACTAAAGAAAAATACTACAATTAAAGAATCGGCTATTCTAGCCAAATCTAAGTTCTTCAACGACAAAGACATGGTACCAACAGAGGTACCAATGGTTAATGTTGCACTATCAGGCAACCTAGATGGTGGTCTGACACCTGGTCTTACAATGTGGGCAGGACCAAGTAAGCATTTTAAGACTGCATTCAGCCTGCTTATGGCAAAATCATATCTTGATAAGTACCCTGATGCAGTTCTGTTGTTCTATGATTCGGAGTTTGGTACACCAATCAAATACTTTGAAACATTCCAGATTGATATGGATCGGGTGTTGCATACACCTCTGACTGACATTGAACAGTTGAAGTTTGATATCATGCAGCAGCTACAAGAGGTAGAACGCGGCGATAAACTGATTATCGTTCTCGATTCTATTGGTAACCTTGCATCGAAGAAAGAAGTTGAAGATGCACTTGAAGGTAAATCTGTTGCAGATATGAGCCGTGCAAAACAGGTCAAGAGTTTGTTCCGTATGGTAACACCTCACTTGAACTTGAAGGATATTCCAATGGTCGTAGTGAATCATACCTACAAAGAGATTGGTATGTTCCCTAAAGATATCGTTGGTGGTGGTACAGGTTCTTACTACTCTGCTGATAATATCTTCATCATTGGTCGACAGCAAGAGAAAGAAGGCACCGAGATTGTTGGTTACAATTTTATTATCAATGTAGAAAAGAGTCGTTATGTTAAAGAAAAATCTAAAATACCTGTTAGCGTATCTTTTGATGGTGGTATCAGTAAGTGGTCTGGTCTACTTGACATTGCATTGGAGTCCGGACACGTTTCGAAACCAAGCAATGGTTGGTATGCAAAGGTAGATAGAAGCACAGGCGAAATCGGTGAGAAACATCGTCTGAATGATACTGAAACCGAAGAATTTTGGAATGATATTCTATCTGATGAAGACTTCAAAGAATATGTAAGGAAAAAATATGAAATCGCTTATGGCAACATTATGGGACCTGATACAGAACTTGAAATGGTGGAAGATGAAGCTTAAAGAAGGTAGAGATTACATCTTTATAAACCTTGAGCGTGAAAATTATGATGGTGAAACCGACACCATAACTGGAATACAAATCACGAAAGGTAAATATAAAGATGTAGTTTACCACTACAATAAGGCAAGAGTTGTCGAAGAAGGCGCTCTTGCTGTATTGCAGTTTGGTTTTACTATACTTCATCCAGGTGAACATGATATAGAAGCATTGCAAATTGATAAAGAATTTGCTACAATCATGGGTGATTTACTCACAGAAATTATGTTAGCTAAGGCGAAAGATGAACAGAATCGAACAGACAATTCTCAAGAATTTAATTCATAATGAGGAGTATACCCGCAAAGTAATACCCTTTATTAGAGACAGTTATTTCTCGGATCAAACCGAGAAAATAATCTTCAAAGAAATTTTTGAGTTTACTAATAAGTATAAGAATCTTCCGACACATGAAGCCCTAGTTATCAATCTTACCGATAGTAAGAACCTAACTGAACAACAACTTCAATCGGCAGTAGAACTACTCAACAACATTCATCAGAACAAAGATGAAAAGGTTGAGATGAAATGGCTCACAGAGCAGACAGAAAAGTTTTGCCAAGACAAAGCAATCTATAATGCAATCATGGAATCTGTTGGTATTCTTGATGATAAAAACACCAAGAAAACCAAAGGTGAGATTCCAAAACTTCTCGCAGACGCCCTTGGTGTATCTTTTGATAGCCATGTTGGTCACGATTACATACAAGATTCGGATGAACGATATGATTTTTATCATCGAGTAGAATCTCGTATCAAATTCGACCTAGATATCTTCAACAAGATTACCAAGGGTGGTCTGCCCCTTAAAACATTGAACATCGCCTTGGCTGGTACTGGTGTTGGTAAATCTTTGTTCATGTGCCATGTTGCAGCAGGTTGCCTGTCTCAGGGACATAATGTATTGTATATCACGATGGAAATGGCAGAAGAAAAGATTGCAGAACGAATTGATGCCAATCTTTTGAATGTCTCACTTGATGAATTGCAGACGATAGGTAAGAGTGACTATCAAAGAAAGTTTGAGGCTGTGAAAAACCGGACTCACGGTAAGCTAATCATCAAAGAGTATCCAACTGCCAGTGCATCTGCTCTACACTTCCGTGCCCTTCTGAATGAACTTGCATTGAAAAAGAGTTTCAAACCAGATATTATCTTCATCGACTATCTGAATATCTGTGCATCATCACGAATCAAACCTGGTGGTAATGTAAACAGTTATACCTATATCAAGTCGATTGCAGAAGAACTTCGTGGTCTTGCTGTTGAAAACAATCTGCCTATCGTATCAGCAACACAGACTACAAGAAGTGGCTATACAAACTCCGATCCTGGTCTAGAAGATACATCAGAATCTTTTGGTCTGCCTGCAACGGCTGACTTCATGTTTGCTTTGGTCAGTAATGAAGAACTAGAAAATCTCAATCAACTTCTTGTCAAACAGTTGAAGAACCGATACAATGATCCGAGCCAGTATAAACGATTCGTTGTTGGTATTGACCGTGCCAAGATGAGACTGTATGATGTAGAAGAATCTGCACAGAGGGACTTGGCTGATTCGGGTCAAGATGATATACCCGACAAACCAATAAACACATTTGGCAACCGTGAACGAAACATCAACGATAAATTTGGTGGGTTAAAAGTATGAACTACATTGCTACACTAGAAAATGTTATGCATCCAGACCTATGTCAACAGATAATTGATAGGTTTGAACATGATGTGGAATACCAAGAGTATGTTGAACTAGAGGGACATAGGTCTTTTACAGAACTCAATATCAATAAGCATGAAGATTGGAAAGACATTCAAGATTACTTGGTGGGCTTGACAAAGAATGCACTCTATACATACAAGAAAGGTTTTGACCTAGATGACCGAGTTTGGCCAGAGCAGTATGGTTTCGAACAGTTTAGAATCAAACGCTATCTGCCAAACGATAAAGACGGCATAGAATTTCATGTTGATGTAGAAAACCACGCATCAGCCCGACGATTCTTAGTCTTTTTCCTGTATCTGAATACTGTCGAACAAGGTGGTCATACAGCATTCAAATTGAATAGGTCTATAGCAGAATATGATATGATGATTCAGCCTGAGGTGGGTAAAATGTTGGTATTTCCACCATTATGGACACATCCTCATGTAGCCACACACCCAATTAGTGGTCCAAAATACATCATCGGAAGCTACCTGCACTATCTATAAGCATAAATACTCCAATAAATTGGAGATTTAAATGGCTTCTTTTAATAAAGGTGATGTTTCAGAAGGAGTTCTTGCTGCTGCAATAACAGCGAGATTTCAATCTAAAGCGAAAAGAATTGGTAATGATGATGTTTTGAATCTGATAAAAAAACTTGGCAAACCAACTAAATTTAAAAAATTTATGTTGATAGAAAAAGAATTTGATTCTCCCAATAAAAATCCAAAAATTATTGACACAGTTATTTGTAAAGTAACTCTTGCTGAAGTTAATATGGCTGCCTTTTTAAATGCAAAAATATATGCCGACAAGGAAATGAGAGAACTTCTTAGTGCTGCCGTTTCATATGCCAATGGTAATAATATTATGGAATGGGCTGATATGATTTATAACAACAATCAAAAAAATAAGATAGAAGTTAAATCAGAAGGACTTTTAGATCAAACTGGAACTAAAGTCGATTTGCGTGTCATCATTGATGGTAAACAAGCTGGTGTTGGAGTAAGTCTAAAGGCTGGAGATGTAAAACAATTTGGACAAGTTGGAGGGGCGACAACTGATGCGATGAATGAATTTTTTAATCCATTAGGAGTAAAATTTTCAACGAAAAATTTAAAAGATTTCGAAACTCTCGTATCAAAAAAACAAGTTACCGAAGCATTATGTTTAGCATATAAAGAAGCATCTAAACAAATAAAAGAACTAATCAAATCAGATTCTTCCACATTTAAAAAGAACATATCTAATTTTATGAAATTTCATGCGACAAGAAATGAACCTGATGTTGCACTTGTTCAACTTTCAAAAAATGAAGCCAATGTATATAATTTCGAAAACATACAAAAAAAATTAAAAGGTGTTGAACTTGATGTAGTTTATTCAGAGGCACAAACTGATGTTGTTAAAGGTAAAAAAATTCCTCAATTAAAAATTATCAGTCCAGTATTAACAAAAAACAATGTTTTATTACAATTGAGAAACAAACTTGAAGGTAACAGAATAGACTCAAAAGGAAAAAAAGTTGGTCTTACTGTTAGAAACTATGTAGAAAAAGGTCATTTAACAACAGAGTTATTGGCAGAAACACAAAAATGAAATTCTCCGAATACATAACAGAATCTAAAGAAGGTAAGAACCTTCACCTAGAACATATTGAAGATGAAGTTTTGAATCGTGGTGTTGTTGGCACTAGAGATGCAATTAATTTCCTACTATCACTAAGAGATATGCTTGCTGGTCATGCAGAATCTAGGGTGAATGTTACTACAAAATGGGATGGTGCACCTGCTGTATTCTGTGGTATCAATCCTGAGAACGGCAAATTCTTCGTTGGCACCAAAGGCGTATTCAATAAAAACGCAAAGCTGAATTATACCGATGCTGATATAGATGAGAACCATAAAGGTGAAGGTCTAAATGCAAAACTAAAAGTTGCTTTGCGTTATCTACCAAAA